TTTGGTCATGTCTCCCAGGTTTTGAACCTCCGGCCACCGATGCTTCAGCACGGCGGCAGGGAATGGTTCGATTTCAGAAAAGGCGACCGGCTGCCAACCCAGCGGTTCCCACGCCACGCTGGCGGCTTCGATGCCGGAACAGAGCGACAGATACCTCACTTGCCCACTTCCCCCGCAATCACCCTGGCCGCATCGACTTGGGCAATGATTGCCCGAATGGTCGCTTGGTGGCTGTGGTCGGCCCTGTCCCTCTCGGCCACCAGCATCCGCTTGACCGAGGCCAAGATCTCCACCATCCAGGCGATGTTGTCTTTCTCTTCCTTGTTCATACCGCCTCATTCTTTGCTTGCATGGCCGCATCAAATTTAATTACAGACTCCCACGGAAGTATGGTGTGTCCGCACTTGTCGCATTTTCTTACATCAAGATTTTCAATGACCTTGGCTCCAACATGATAATCCTTTTTTGTGTCAACGTATGTCCCGTCGTTGCACCCGGCGCACAGGTTGGCCTCTGGGGCCATCCCGTTCTCCAGCGCAAACTCGTTGGCCGCCTTAATCATGCGCTCGGACATATCCACCGGCTCCTCCAGCCACCAATCGTCTCTGGTCACATAAATGGTGTAGGTCTCCTCGCCGTAACGGAATGGGTGCTTGGTCATACCGCCTCAAACTTTCCTGTGATGAAATTCAAGTTCCATCCGTTGCCCTGAAACGTGTCGTAAAGCAGTTGATTGATGAGCGTGGCGTTGTGACCCAGCTCGCGGGGAAAGAGTTGGCCGGGGGAGACGGCGTTGTCCTTGAGCATGAGCTTGAAGAACTCAACGTCGTCTTTGGTAATGGGTCGGTGGACGAGCAGCTTCACGCCGACTCCTCGGTAACGACGTTGTCCCAACCCGCCGTCTCGGCGTGGAACGTCTCGGTCTGCACCTTGAGCCAGCTTGGTTTGGTGTTGTGGGCAATTCCGTGGAAGCTGGGTTCGTTCCACAGGATGTTGTTGCCGGGGTAGGAGCCGACCCGACCGTTGGACAATTCGATAAAATGGTGCGCCTTGGTCTGGCTTGGTTCCATCGAGTAGGCGTCGCCGTAGAACTCGGCGGTGAAAAGATAGCTGCCCGCCATCCACGCCTTGCGGTGCGGCAACCAGACCGAGCAGTCCAGTTCCAGCAAGGTTGGATAGGCAAGCGTGGTAAAGTCCCAGCCAAAACAATCCCAGCGTTGGGCGTCCTGCGCTGACCAGCCTTCGTCAAAACCATTTGTGCCGACGGCCAGAGCCGACAAGGGCAGGTTGCGATACATCGCCCCGCACTTGAGTAGCACCGTGCAGCTCCAGGCGCGGTGCGGCACGGCGTTAAGGCCAATCCACACACACTCCTCAAAGCCTTCGGCTTGGCCTGCGCTCATCGCCTTCCTGTCGGCATGAACATAAAGGTGGCGGGGCAGGGCAGCGGCGTGGGTCATTTGCGCTCCCGGTTGAACCAGATGATTAGTAGGCCCAGCACCATGCCCAGAAGCCCGCAGATAGCCACGATGACCGATCTCAAAAGAGCCTCTTGATCTTCTCGATGACCCAGCCCAAGCAGAAGCAGGCCAACATGAAAAGCCCCGCTGCCGTGCCGATAAACAAAGCGAGCTTGACCGCAACGATGCAAACGCTGACCAGGAAATCAATCACTGGTACCTCCCAATCACCCGCCGGTTGAGCGTCGCCTGGTCCATATGCAGACCGGCAACGCGGCACCAGAAAAGTATCGTCCCGTCCTTAAAATCGCGGACGAGTTGCTTGATCGCAGGAATTTTGCGGTAACAAAGACAGTCCGACAGGCGGTGCTTGGGCGCACCGATGACCTTGAGACCTTTGAGAATTTTGCGGCGATTGAGCAGATGAATGTCCAGAATTGCGCGAGTGGCGATTTCGCCTGCCAACTGTTTGTAGCGTTCATGGATGTCTCCCTTCGTCAGTTCTTTCGTGTCCATCGTTTTTTCTTTTGTTTGCCACTGCGCTGCTCGCACCAGTGGGCGTAAGAGTTCCAAAGCTCGGCGGCAGCCACCGCCTTGTCCTTGGTGGCAAAGACATCGTTGATGGGAGGCAACCCGTTGGCTGGCTCGGCTCCCCAAAGCCGGGGGCCAATCACGCTGCCCGACGTGGTACGCAACCTCCACGCCCCGGCTTCCGGCACGACCATGACAAAGTTCACCGCCCCATTTCCTTCCACTTCTCGTCGTCGGCCTTGATCGTGGCAGCCAGCTTGTCTAGGTCTGCCGACTGACCCGCGTAATGGATGACCTTGGCGTCCTTGTATCGGTCTAGGCCGAAGTGCGACTCAGCCGAAGTCATGCAGTTGTAGATCGGATCTAGGTCTTCCAGCGTGACGCTCCACAAGTGAGCCATGATGTTGAGCCAGGTCTGCTCGCCAAAGTGGTTGGGGTTGAGGCCAAGGGGCGGCATGGACAGGATGCCCGCGCATTTGCTGGTAATGACAAAAACGCCGGTGTTGACGTAAAAGCGCGGCTCAATATGACCGCCAAAGGCAGAGGCCAGTGACACCATCCCTTGCTTGCGATCCAGGTACGCCCCTTCGTCAAACGCCTTAAAAGACCCGCAGCTTTCCCCAATGTCCTCGCAGTCCTCGGCAATCAGAACGTCGGCGTCAAAGAAGGTGATCTGCCCGTACCCCTTAGTCGCCATCAAGTTTGCGATGACCAGCTTGGTGTACTGGCAAGGTTCAGCCAAAGCCTTGTCGATGACAATTAAGTCTAGCCCATGGCGCTTGCAGTAGGCGTCCATCCGGGGCTTGGTCAGTTCCAGAATCTTCTGCCAGTTGTCTCCCAAGGTTTGCGTGACCACCGCCCGTTTCATGCCATCTCCCACGTCAGCATGGCGGCCTTGTCTTCCAGGCTGCCGGTCGCCATCTCAATCAGCTCCGGCGTCGGGTTGACCATCCTGTCGCCCTGGGCATCAAAGACCTGCAAGTTGTCCACGCTTGCCGCCACCGGCACCTCGGCAAAGCGGTGGGCGAGGAACCCTTCGGGGCCGATGTCCTTACTTTCCGTCCTTACATGGACGTCCCCCATGGCCCCATACGAAGACCCTTCGTATTGGAAGTCGCAGTCAATCGCCTTCCATCTCATAGCCGGGGTAGCTCCTTCTTAAGTTGCGCCCACGCAAACAGGCTTCGCACAATCGCCCGCTCCAGATGCTCGATGGCGGTCTCGCCGTCGTTGTCCGGCTGCGGATGGTTAAGGTGAATCTGCATCTGCGCGGTCGCGTTGTGGCGGATTGCCCGCTGGATGTGGTAGTCATAGGTCGGCTTGTCTTTGTGGAACCATTCGCCGTAGGCCGATTTGTCGGAACCCTTGCCCATCACCCGCCAAACAATCTCCGAGGCGGCTTCGCCCAACTCTCCTATGGTGGGCGGCGTCATAGTTCCATCCCCGGTGGCGTGTAATCCTTCGTCCACGCCCACACTTTTAAGAGGCTCTTGAAAGCCTCAAATGACGCCTGCATCTCGTCCTTCTCCCAATCCTTCGTCTGCAAAACCGCTGGCTCGTTGGACGCTACAATGATGGAGATGGCCCGTGGCTTGCCCTCAATGCACTCCGAGTAGGCGCTTAATTGGGCTACATCAGATTCATACGCATTGACCCCATACTTCGGGTTTACCTTGCGGTTCTTAAAATCAATAACCGCCTGGGTGCCGTCCTTCATCAGAAGCAGGCCGTCACAGCGTCCGGCGTAGCCTTTTCCAATCAGCACCTTTTCCGTCCAGATGCAGCGATCCACTTCCTTGTTGGCCCAATCCGCCACCAGCCTGCAACGCTCGGCCACGCGAAGGTCGGATGGTACGGTGATCTTGTTTACTTTTGGCATACGACCTCGATCCGGCTTCCGTCCGTCATGCCGTTTAAAAGTTTCTCAAACTCGTTGTGCATATCGGTTCCGTGCTGTGCCGCCTTGGCGGTGATCTCCTTGGACTCCTGGTAGGCACGCTTGGCAAAGGCCGTCAGATCCTCGTCATCGCGTTGCTTCATGGTCAGCGCCGCTGTCAGCGCCATCTCGATCTGCCAAGACACAAGGTTCGGCTTGGCCATGACGCCCAGCACGCTGGTCACGCTGGGATATAGCTTGAGCTTGCGGGCATCAGTGACGGTGGTGTTTCGTTCCTTGCCGTTGGCCCCGATGATGACGTGGGCTGGCTCGCCCGCCGCCGTGTAGTAATGCCCGCTACCCCCCGCATCCGTTACGATGCGGGAGGTGCTGGGTTCCTTGGAGGTGAGGGTGAGTGCCATCAGAATGGCACCCCGTCATCACTAGCTTCGTCATTATCCAAAGGTGCGCCCTTGGCACCGGCAAACTCCTTGGCCGCCCGAATCTTGTCCTGCAACCAGGCGGGCAGGTGGGTAAACGCCCCGCTCTCGCCTTCCTCAATCTCGTAGTAAAGGGGATCGTTAAAGGCTTTGGCCGCCTTCATCCCCTTGGGCAGTTTGCTGACCGCCGTGATTGCGGCGTAGGTGCGTCCCGCAGAGCTGGTCTTGTGAACCACGCTGATAAGCGCGGCTTTGCCCAGCAGGTTTTTTAGGCTGAAGTTTTTAAGTTCAGCCGAGGTGAACGACTGCCCCCTCCAGCTTTCCAATAGCGCCCGCAGGCTGGACTTCTCGCCCAGCGAGCGGGTCTTTTCGGTCGAGATGACCAAAGGCTTTTCAACCTTTGTGGTCTTGCCGTTCTCGACGACCTCAAACTCGTCGGTCAGGTCGGGCAACTCAAAGGTCAGGCGGACTTTGGCCTGCCACTTTTCCTTGCCGTCCCATTCCGAGCGTTGGGTGCCGAGGTCAACGAGGCTGTAGAGGGTGGCCCGGTGCGAACCCGCCTCGATGGGTTTGCGCTCCGTGCGTTCGGTTTCACTGATGGTTAGGCTCATGTATGTATTCCTTTCGGGTTATGGTTTGTTGGGTTGTTGGGTTGGGGTTGAAATCATCTGGCCTTGCACCACAAGAGTAGTGTTAGTCACTACACTTTCGGCATAACTTGGC